ATTATCTTGGCAATGCCACGTAAGTATCGTGCACTTAAGTCAAACCTTAAGTTCTACGCAGGTACAGACGCATTCCAGGGTATCGTAAAGAATAACGGTACACTTGCTGATGCAATTGCAGAAGCAGTACAGGGTCAAATCCCAGGAAGCACACAGTCAAACCGTCAGGCATACCTTGATGGTGCAGGACAGACATTCGGAGATGCACGTACAACTCGTGTTCTCGGAATCACAGTTCAAGAAGTTCCTTACTACCCAGCAGGATATGTCGACTTGACATTCCCAGCTAACCGTGTATGGGGCTTCCAGCGAGATATCACAGTAAATCGTGAATACAAGCCAAAGAAGGACACCATCGAGTACACAGTATTCGTTCGTTTTGGTATCCAGTGGGAAGAGTTGGATGCAGTTGCTTACGCAGATGCAGACGCTACAGATTCCTAATTAATATCAAACAATGATTGAGGGGGGCAGCGTAAAAACTGCCCTCCTTAGTCGTATAAGGAGATTAAATGTCTTATCCTGGAAGCGAAGTAGAAGAGCACAATCATGATGCTAATGGATGCATAGCATCTGGATCAACTGGCACAGTTATATCTGGCCCTAATGGAATAATATCAGAAACTGATGCTTTAGGTTGTATTCCAACTGCTAACTTTGGCACAAATATAATTACTTACGGAACTCCTTCAGGAATTAGAAGGGCTCAAAGCTTAAGAAGATCTCTGGTATAATTGCATTAAGCATAAGGAGATAAAATGAAATTAACTATGGAAGATTTATCAAAAAAAACAGTAATGGAATTAAAGTCATACGCTAAGAAAAATAATATAGATTTATTTGGGGTAACAACTAAGATAGACATACTAGAAGTTATTGCAAGCTTTCACCCTAATGACCCTAAAGCAGAAGAAGCTAAAGAAAAAAAAGAAGATAAGACAGAAAAGGTCGCTCTATACTCAACAAGAAATATTCACTGGAATGGTTTGGGGAACCTTTCAGTAGGATACAACATAGTCTCAAAGGAGGCATCGGAACAGATGATTACTCACAAGTGTGTTCGCATAGCGTCACCTCAAGAAGTAGCATCATACTACGGTAAATAATTATGCAGATTTTAAGAATCCCACCATATCCAATATCTGTTACATACTCTGTACCAGATGCAAGTACCCCATATGTGTTTGTCATTGAAGATGTTGAAAACCAAAATATTACAGAAGAAACCATTACATCAACAGTTGGTCGTAAGGTAACTCTAGAGCTTCCTGTAGAATTTTCTAAATACGATAAGTCATACTACCTTTCTATTTATGAAGAGATATCTGACGGGGTTCTTGCAGATGAGCCAGTAGTTGAAGATAATCTAGACATTACTAGACCATATATTGATCCAAGTACCCTTGGAACAACGGCATCAGAAATAGCCAAGTTCACAGAACATGAAAATCTTGCAAGAACAATTATCGACAATATTACTGGTGGATTTTATAATAAAAAGATTTTCTTAGAAGTTGTTGGTGAAGGAACAGACTATATTCCAGTATGGTCTAGAATTAATAAAATTTTAAAGGTATATGAAAATGCTGAACTGGTTTATGATTCATCATTAGCAACACCAGCTATTGGCGATTACAATTATTTAATTACAAAAGATAAAACAGCAATTACCAAAGATCCAGTAGTTTTTACTGATTCTATTAATCGTGCAGAAAAGATGCCATCAAGATTTACCGTTGCACCTTCTGACTCTTTTGCATTATTTGACACAGAAGATAGTGGAAACACCTATACAATTCATGGCACTGTTGGCTTTATGGAAGGATACGACTATATATTCCAAATTGAAGCGGGATATAGAGTAGTTCCATATGATATTCAAGATGCAACAAGAATGCTTATTAATGATATTGACTGTGGTAAGTTAGACTACTACAAGAGATATATTAAGACCTATAGAACAGATCAATTCCAGATTGAATATGATAAGTCAATGCTTGAAGGTACTGGAAATATTTTAGTTGATAAGATTTTATCTAAGTATATAGTTCCAGCTATCGGTCCAAGGATGTTGTAATGGATTGCGAAGCAACAGACTTTATATATCCAATGATGGCTGATCTATATTATGCAACAATTGAGCAGAATGAATATGGACAACCAAAAAAGTCATGGGTATATGATAGAAGTATTGTTTGCAACGCAACCCCATTAGGTGGTGCTTCCACAGAAGAAATAAAGCCAGAACTGTTTTTACAGAATAATGGCAAGCTGGTTGCAAGAACAAAGTCTGATCCTAGAGTATCTTCACAAAAGGCTAACAATGCAATGACTAATATCTTAGTCACAAACATAAGAAATGCAGCGGGACAAACAATCTATCAAGAGACCACAGGGCCACGTTCAGGTAGAGCAACCATCTATGAGTTTGGAACAGTAGAGCCTTTTGTAGGTCCTTTTGGAGATATAGAATATTACAAGCTGCTTTGGCGTAGAGCAGAAAATCAGTCTGTGGGTGACTAATGAAAGTTACACTTGACTTTAAATCTTTTGAAAGACAAATGACAAACATCGTAAATTACTCTACTGGATTTATTGATGGAGTTAAAAGTGGCAAGAAGGTTTTTTTAAATAATCTAGGTAAAGAATCAATAGTCTTACTAGGTAAATATATTGATGCTTCTGCAAGATCCAACCCAGAAGCATTACACCATGTGTACGAGTGGAGCAAAGTAGGTAGTCCATCAGCAAGACTTTTTGATCTAGATTATACTGTTAGTAATCTAGGCTTATCATTTTTTGGAACATTTAAACAATCTAACAGTATTAAAGATGGATCATATACCCCATTTTATAATAAAGCATACATAATGGAAAATGGTATACCAGTTACTATAAGACCACGAAGTTCAGGAGTATTAGTTTTTGAAGTTGGTGGAGAAGATATTTTTACATCAAAAGAAGTAGATGTTACAAACCCAGGAGGAGATGCTGTCAATGGATCTTTTGAAAGGGTATTTGATGAGTTTATGACTCAGTACTTTAAACAATCAATGCTTCAAGCATCTGGAATATATAGCTATATAGGCAGACCAACAACCTTTAAGACAAACATTGCTGCTGGAGCAAAGCTTGGAAGATCAAAGGGTATTCAGACAGGATTTAAGTGGATTACTAATGCAAAGATTGGTGTAGAATAAGATTATGGATACAGAAGCAATAGCACAACAAACATATTATCCAGGACTTAAGATTAATGGATATCTTGAAGAACAGCTAAAGCGGTTTGAGATAGTTCCACCTAACCAGGCCTTTAGTCCATTTATCCCAGTAATGTCAACAAGCATAGATGACCTATACGGAGAATTCCTATCAACAGATGCAACTCTTCCAATTATCATAGCCTACGACACTTTGTCAAGACTTAGGCCAAATGCCTTTTACAAACAAAAAAGAGAGCAAATTCTTTATACTGTTCATGGACCACAGGATAAGGTTTTTGCTGCCATAAGAGTTATAAACGCTGCCCTTGACAGAGAAGACTCAGCAGCCCAAGATATAAATCAGTGGCAGTCCGATAACAGCACTGGAACCTCTCAAGATATATTTTTTCATAATGTCAAGACTTTCCAGATAGATGAGTCTAGAGATCTTTTGGAGCTACAGTCAGCACTTGGCTCAACTAGGGCTATATATAGAAATAAGATTATAATACAGTATGACTATCATGCAACAGACCCAGTAACCTCATTTTATACTTAAAACGCTGTTATAATTATTTATGAGGAAACAAACGCCAAACAACTTAATATCTATTTAATAGATTATGAAAAGAGGTGAAAATATGGCATATAGTCGTGGAACGTCCACTAACATTATCGTTGGTGCAGCAGCACTTTTTGTTGCAGATACAACCCTTACTCCAAGTACATTGGAGTCGTTTAGTACTGAAGTATCATTTAAAGAAACTCTTTCAAATGATGCAGCATACACAAACGTGGGTTACACCATGAATGGTCTTGAATTACAGTTCCAGCCTGACTTCGGAGAAGTACAGGTTGATCAAATTCTTGACGTTGCTAAACTTTACAAGCAGGGAATGCAAGTTAATCTTGCCACTGCTTTTGCTGAGGCTACACTTGAGAACCTTCTCTTGGCCTTAGCATTTAATTCAGATGAGCTAACTGGAAATGTCGCAACTCACACAGGTAAGACTTTGAACTTATCTGGAGGAGATATCGGAGAATGTCCAGTAGAACGTGGAATTGTTGCAGTAGGACCTGGTACAGGTGATTGCGTTGATTCTCCATTCGTAGAGCGAGTCTATACAGCATACCGTGCACTTTCAATTGAAAATGTTACAGTATCTGCAAAGCGTGATGAGGCTTCAATGTTTGAAGTATCATTCCGTCTACTCCCAGAAGATACTTCGGGCTCATACGGTAAGATCGTTGATCGTACCTTCGGAGACCTATTGTCTTAATAGTTTAATAACTCAGCATAGCCCATATCTTCGGATGTGGGCTTTGTTGTTTTATGGTAGAATAGTTTAAATGGATAAAACAATATATAACACACAATACGTATATACTATTTATGATAAAGAAATAGAAATATCTCCTTTAAAAATAAAATATATGCGTGAATTTATGGAATGTTTTAAAAATATACATAAAGCAAATACTCGCTCAGAAGCCGTAGATGTTATTGCAAAATGTGTACAAATATCTATGAAACAGTTTTGTCCAGAGATATCAAAAAGCATTGAAGATATTGAAGATAGCTTTGACCTACAGACTTTATATGATATTCTTGAGCTTGCAGGTGGCATAAAATTTAACAAAGAAAAAGAAGATGAAGAGTCCAATAATCCACAAGATGCAAAAGACACGTCTAGTTGGGAAGATTTTGACCTAGTAAAACTAGAAACAGAGGCATTTTTGCTGGGGATATGGAAAAATTTTGATGAGCTAGAAAGATCTATATCTGTAGCTGAGCTAGTAGCAATAGTATCATCAATTCGTGAATTAGATTATGAAGAAAAAAAGTTTTTAGCTGCAATGCAGGGTGTTGATCTTGATGGAGAAACAAACAAAGATCGTGGACAAAAAGAGTGGGAAGACATGAAGGCTAGAGTATTTAGTAGGGGAGCAACCTCAGACTCTAATGACATATTATCTTTACAGGGTCCAGCAGCTAAGAAAGCAGGGTTTGGAATTGGTATGGGTATAGAATATGAAAAAATTTAGAGCCTGTGCTATGGTATAATTAACTAAGTCTATACAGGAGGAAAAATGACGACAACAGTACATGAATCTAAGTCTATTACATTACTTAATGATCAAGAGATAAAGATTCGTCCATTAAAAATATCACTTCTTCGTGACTTTATGAAAGAATTTGAGAAGATTGATGCAGTATCAGAGGATAATTCTAAGTCTATCGATGTTTTAATTAAGTGTGTTCAGATTGCAATGAAGCAGTATGCTCCAGAGCTATCAACAGACAAGGCAGTATTGGAAGATATTTTAGATCTTCCCACAGTATATAAAATTGTAGAAGCAGCTTCAGGTGCACAACTTGGAGATATTAACCTTTCTTCAATCTAGTAAAAATTAAAAAGAGGTGAGTTCGTGGCCGACGTAAATGCAAATATTGGCGTAAATATTGATGCGTCTAATGCGTTGGCCCAACTCAAATCTCTTCAAAGACAACTATCTCAGTTTCATACATCTGTAGCTAAGTCAAGTTCTGCAGCAGCAAGTGCACAAGCTAGCTTTCAAAAAAATCTTGTAAACAGCATTAATGCTACTGGTGCATTTTCTGCAGAGCTAAGAACTGTTAGAACTACATCAGAAGCTTTTACAAACTCTCTAGAAAAAAACAAGTTCTCAATGCGAGAGTACTTTAGATATGCTGGAGCTGCTACCAAAACATTTGGAAAAAATTTCAAGTCTGAATTTGATACTATTGGCAAGGTAGCAGAAGATCGTGTAAAAAAGCTACAAACACAGTATATAAAATTAGGCCGTGACACTACTGGAGCAATGAAAGCAATTGCTGTTATTCCTAATCAACTAGACTTAAGTAATCATTCAACACAGGTACAGCTTGCAGCTCAAAAACAAGCAATATTCAATCAACTACTTAAGCAAGGATCTACAAACCTTCTTAATTTTGGTAAAAATACACAGTGGGCTGGTCGTCAGCTTATGGTTGGTTTTACACTTCCACTAGCTAGCCTTGGAATGGTAGCTTCTAAGTCATTTATGGACATGGAAGCTGCTGCTTTAAAGTTTAGAAAAGTTTATGGAGATTTACTTACTCCAAAAGAAGAAACACAAAAAGCTTTAGAAAATATTCAAAAGTTAGCTCAAGAATTTACAAAATATGGTATTGCAGTTTCGACAACAGTTGGTTTAGCAGCAGAGGCTGCTGCAGCAGGTTTTCAAGGACTAGACTTACAAAGACAGACTACTGCAGCAACAAGACTTTCTATTCTTGGTCAGATTGATTCACAACAGGCTCTTGGTACTACTATTGCTTTACAGAACGCATTTAAAATGTCTTCAGAAGACTTAGCAGACTCAATTAACTTTCTTAACGCAGTAGAAAACCAAACGGTTGTATCTCTTGATGATATAACCACAGCTATTCCAAAAGTAGCTCCCGTAATTCAACAGCTTGGTGGAGATGTAAAAGACCTTGCATTCTTTATGACAGCAATGAAACAAGGTGGAATCAATGCTTCAGAAGGTGCTAATGCACTCAAGTCTGGTCTTGCATCTTTAATTAATCCAACCAATACAGCCTCTAAGATGCTTGCAGGCATGGGTATTAATATTAAGAATATTGTCGAGTCAAACCAAGGAGATCTTAAATCTACAGTTATTGATTTTGCATTAGCACTTGACAAGCTAGACCCACTTAACCGTGCACGTGCAATTGAACAGATGTTTGGTAAGTTTCAGTTTGCTAGACTATCAGCTCTTTTTTCTAACGTAATAGCTGACGGTACACAGGCATCAAGAGTACTAGATCTAGCTGGTGCATCTATAGAAGAGTTATCAGCACTATCAGAATCAGAGCTTGGACTAAGCGCTGGATCTTCAATGAATAAATTTAAAAAAGCAGTTGAAGATTTAAAGTTTGCACTTGTTCCAGTTGGAGAAGCTTTCTTGGAAGCAGTTACACCAATTTTAGAGTTTTTTGGAAATATACTAGAAAAATTTGGAAATCTTTCAGATAACACTAAAAAGATTATTACTGTATTAACAATAGCAATTGGTGGAATTGGACCAGTTGCTTTGATGGCATTTGGTTTGCTTGCTAATGGATTAGCAAATATTATTAAACTATTTGCAACACTTCGTAATGGCTACCTTAGACTTACTGGACAATCAGCAGTTCTTGGTGAGCAGACTCAGTATATGACAACTGAGCAGCTAGATGCTGCTGCAGCTGCACACTCTTTAAATCAATCACATGCTAACTTAACACAAACTTTTACTGTAGAATCTGGAGCAGTTAGACAACTTATTGCAGCATATACAGATGCTACTAGAGCAGCTTCAACATTTGCAATGGCAAATCCAGGAATGATGCTTCCTGGAAGAGGTAAGGCTCCTAAAAAGTTTGCTATTGGTGGAATTTTTAAGGGACCAGGAACAGGAAAATCTGATTCAATACCAGCAATGGTGTCTAATGGTGAAGCAATAATTCCTGCTGAAACAGTTAAAAAATATCCAGGTATGGTAGCTGGACTAATCGCTGGAAATATTCCAGGTTTTGCAAATGGAAACTTTACTACAAATACAGTTACTTCAGCAGTTGCGTCACATTTTGATATAACTGCTCCATCAGAATTATCAAAAACAATAGGAATGGTTTCTAAGGAACTTGGAGACTTTCAGGTTGGTGTATTCAGACTTAATAAAAATCTTGAAACTGGAAGCATTGATGTATCAAGATCAATGGAAAGATTAGCAGATATAGGATCTGAGTCTAATGTAGATGTTCTTGCTGGAGGAAAAAGCTTTGCTGGAACAACTACTTTAGGACAAGGCTCACGAAACCAAATGTTTAATGCTTTGGGAATTAAGGGTGAGGCATTTACATTAGATTCATTGATTGAACAAGGAAACATAGCAGAGCAAGCAATAAAAAATAATTCAGTAAATGTTGATAAATACTCTGAAGAGCTACAAACTCTTATTCAAGAAAGCAAGACGGCTTCTGATCTTCTTGCAAAATCAGAAAATCCAACAAGAGAACAAATTCAATATATGGATCGCAATGCTAAACAATCAATTACAGAAGCAACACTGGCTGACGCAAGAATTAGAATTGATGGGAAAAGAATAACCTTACAGCAAGCTGAAAATATTGCCGATCAAAAACTTTTAAAAATTAGACAAGATCTTGGGGCTCTTGAAGCAACAGGGGTTTCAAAAGAAAAGCTGCTTCAAAAAGCTAAAGCAAAATATATAGATGCAATGCTTAAGTCTGGAACTGGAGAATTTGTAGTAGCTCCAAGTAAAACAGGTGATCCTGCAAGAAATGTAGCTACTGGAAGAGGAGAAAGCAGACTAAATAGAGTTGGTCTTATTGCAGGTGAAAGAAAGTTTGCATATGGTGGAAGAGGAGCTGTAGAAATTAGAAGTAGTCTTGTAAAGTCAATGACTCAAAATGGACAAGAATTAATAACAGCAGCAAAAGATTCTCTTGTTTCAGGAGCAAGGAAAGCACTTAGAATTAGCTCTCCTTCAAAAGAAACAGAAAGAATTGGAGTTGAAGCAGCAAGAGGGCTTGAAGAGGGTATTAAGCAGTCAATTCCAAAAGCTAAAGCTGCAGGTAAAAAACTTGGAGATTCTGCTGTTTCAGGACTTAAACAATCATCAAAACAAAGTATAGGGCCAAATGCACCAACAGGTACAAACTTTCTTCCAATTGTGGCTCCACCAACTGAAGAGGATTTGAAAAAAACTCGTCGCAGAGATAGATTTAGATCAGCCAAAAGTAAGGTATCTGGTTCTATAGGTACTGGAATGGGAATGGGTCTATCTTCTGGTTTAATGATTGCATCAACAGTTCTACCTGCAAAAATAGGAGACTTAGTTCAAAAAATTGGTATGATTGGTTTTGCTTTTAGTGCTTTAAAGCCAATTGTTATGGGACTAGTTGGTGTAATAGGTGTAGGTCCAATGGCCTTAATTGCAGTTGCAGGACTAGCAGCATTTGGTATTTTTAAATTAAATAAAGCTTCAGAACAAGCAGCAAAAGATATACAAGAGTCAGCAAAGAGAGAAGCAGAAGCTAGGTATGGAAGCTCTAGAGCAATAGATCAATTTGGAAAAAGATTTAATAAGGCACTTCCTAGCGAAAGAGAGTTTAGTAGAAATAATAAGCAGTCAATTGCAGCAAGTGGCAAGCAAGTAAGTGAGTTTGCAAAAGACTATGCATCTAAGAATAACATTTCTACACAGATTATTAATCAGGCAGCACTAAAGGGCAAAGATTCTGGAGTTGCTGCTGTAGCTATGGACGTTGCACAAAAAGCAGCAATATTTGGATTATCACCAGATGAAATAGCATCTAACATTAAAGCAGCATCAGATTTAATTGGGGCAGATCAAGTTAAAGTTAAGCTTGCGGTTCAAGAGCTACTTTCTCCAGATGGAGAAGATATACTAAAGAAACCACTAACTATTAAATCTAGAATAGACTTTTTAGATAAAAATAATAAAAAACAAATTGAATCTATAAAGAAATCTATTGTTGATGTATCTAATTTAGGAAACGTATCTAAGCCAGAGAGTATTGGTATGACACTTGCTAAAGGTGGTGCTAAGGGAGCAGCAGTAGGTGGAGTAGCAGGAAGTGTTATTCCTGGACTTGGCACAGGAGGAGGTGCAGTAGCTGGATTTATTGGAGGTCTTGTATCTTCAATTCCAACAATACTCAATGCTTCTAAGGCTAATGAAGAATATAAAGCTTCACAAGAAACTATCCAGTCAGCCTCAGTACAGCTTTCGATTGCTTTTATGCAACAAAAAGAATCTCTTGCTCTTTTAAATGCACAATTTGCTGATGGACAAATATCACAAGCAGAATATGATGCACAAATGGCTGTATCTATGGGCAACTTTGCTGGCCTTGAAAAATCTTCTCAAACTTTAGTAAGTGCATTAATGAAAATCGATAAGACTGGAGAGCTTGCATCAGCAGCGGTTAAAGATTTGGGAGATCAAGCTTTAGGGACACTTAAAAAATCAAATCCCGAACTATTTAATAAAATAACAAAATCATTTGAAGGATTAAGCAATTCAGCAAAAATTAATATTTTTATGGGTTACGCACAGGGTAGTTTAACAATTATGGACTTAGCTTTAATTCCAAAACTTCTTAAGGATCTGGAAGGGAAAAGCTATGAGGCAAGAATAAAAATTATTATGGATTCTGAATTAAGTGGTGGAGCAAAGGGAACTTTGACTGTTCCACAGGCAGAAGCAGAACTAAAAGCTGCAGAGGCTGCATTAAAGAAGTCAGCAGGCCTTGACGTAGCAAAAATACAAAGAGTAGATAAAGCTAGAAGACTTCTTGCTGATGCTAAAAAACTTGAAGCTGATGCAATAAAAGTAAATCAAACAGGGAATCTAAATACAGATGGTGGTGGTGGTGGTACTGGAGGAGTAGTAACGTCAGGTAAAGCACTAACAGCAGCAGAAAGATATTTAAAGGTGCTTGAAGCAGAAATTAATGCTTTAGAAAAAAAGCGTGATGCAAATAAGGCAGCTAATAATGAGATGCAAAGACAGATTGATTTACAGCTTAAGATGCAAGACCTTTCAAATCAAATGAAGATTGCACAAATTAGTGGAAACTACTTAGGAGCTTCACTTCTTGGTCAGCAACAAAGAAAGACTTCGTTAGAGTTTAACCAAGAAACAAAAGATATAGCAGATCAAAAAGTTATTGACAAAATGAAAGAGCGTGAAACTGCAATTAAAGATGGTGCCAAGCTAACTCCAGCAGAAAGAGCTAAACTAAATAAAAATAAATCATCTATTAAAGTTCCTAAGTTACATAGCTGGAATGGCCCAGTTCCAGGAAAATATGGTCAAGAACTTCCTGCAGTTCTTAAATCAGGTACTGAGGGTGTATACCAAGAGGGGTATATGAATGATCTCAAAAGAGCAGCATCTAGTACTACAAACTCAGGCAGTACAGTGTACAATATAGATATGACTGTTAATGGTGCAGGTAATGATCCAAAACAAGTTGCTGAAATGGTTATGAAAAAAATGGAGGTTATTATGAATAAAAATAACAAGACGAATGCAGGTCTAAGATAATGGCATACACACTTCAATCTGGAATACATATATCTTTAAATAATTCTACATGGTATAAGCTTACAGATCACAATAGGGGAGAGATTACTGTTACCCCCGAGCTTATTCAAAATGAATCACGTATGGCAAACGGTACACTTAAAAAATATGTCATAGCACAAAAAGATAAGATTAGCACCAGCTGGAGCTATGTACCATCTAAGACCTCAGAATGTGTAGATGGCAATAGAGGAGCAGCATGGCTAGAGTCATTCTACAAAGCCAATGTGGGAGTTCCTATTTATGTTAAGCTAATTGTTTCTGAGCTTACTACAGATCCAGCAAGAGGTGCAGCCCCAGATGATTCTTATTTTGTTACAGCTCAATCAGGCTTAAAGACATATAACGCATTTATTTCTAACTTTTCTAAGAGAATCATTAACAGAACTAAGATTTCAGATTATGTTTCGATGGATATCGAATTCACGGAGATTTAATGTTAACAAATGTAAGTTCTACAATATTCACAGACGCTCAATCAATATACATGACACCAGTTGTATCTGCAGAATGGAACAATAATCTTTTTACCCCACCCTATATAACTGTTGCTGGTAGTGGAACAAGTATAGCTAAGTCACTAACAACTGGAACAGTTGCAAATGTGACAACAGGAGCAAAACCAAATTTTACAACAAAAAGCTTTAACACAACAATTGGTAATGGATCGATTGTATACACAGTTTCAAGTGCTGGCGGTAAAGCTTATAAAATCGTTACATATGCAAAAACAGATACCGTAGACACAATATTAATTACAGCATCTGCAAAAGGCACAGGCGATAACGCAGATAAAGATAATCAGTATGGAACAACTCACGAAGAGCTAGACTCTCTTGGGTGGACTAAGATAACTACTTATATTGGTGTATCAGATATTGCAAACTCAATAACATCTTTTACATATTCTCTTTCATCAAACTCATTAGATGTACTAGACTATAATCCAATTGTATATTTTACAGTTCCAGAAATTTATGAAACAACTTATTTTGATTATCGTAATGCATCCCTATATCCAACAGAGTCTGCATTTGAGTATTTTAGACCAGGTGAGTCCTACGTTACATCTGGAGATGTTAGATGTACTTTACCGAATCAATATAGAAAAATCAATTCATCTATTATATCTGGATATACTGCAGATACATATTCTCCAATGAGTCCAATTATTCAAAACCCAGGATTCTTTTTAGCTTCTCCACCAGTTCCAGTTTTTAAAACTGCTTTGCCATCTAGCCTTGCACAATATAAATATTTTGTTTCAGACGATACATCAACTAGCATAACTGGAATATACGAATCTGCCGTTAGAACAAATAAACTTGTAATTAAGTTTAATACATTAATGACAGTTCCAACGGTAAATGTTTATGTTAATGGATCAATTATTACTGTTGCTAGTAGCACCAGCATTACACCTGATAGCACAGGGCTACTTGTATTATATTGGACTGGCTCTGCATGGACTAAAACAAAATGGACAAACCCCCCAATACTAAATGATGCAGGAGCTTTGTCAATATCAACAACAGTTTCTAAGATTACGGTAACACAAATATCTGAATCAGTTAACACACAGTTTAGCTCATATACAAGCGACTTTGTTGAAACAGATTTAACCAGAATGCAAGTTATTGAGATATCACCAAGACTAGAAATTGATCTAACTAATCTAGTGGAGTCTGTTAATATTGATAAATCATTAGACTCAGATAATTCAGTTTTGCCAATATCATCATTAAATACAAATGATGCAAATATTAGATTTACTGGTATCCCAGGAATGAATGGCGACACTGTTGTTCCAATATTTTCAATGCAAAGCACACAAGGAAGCACAATCCTTGCTAACATTCTTAGAAAAAATGTCAAGATGTATTTAGGCTATATTCTTTCTAACTATACATATTTAGGAGGATCTCCTACAAATTCAGGTTCCTATATTCCTGGTGGAGTTTTCTACTCTGACGACTGGCAAGAAAATGATATGCAAAGTGTGTCTGTTCAAGCCTATGATGTTTCAAGATTTTTGCAAACATTTCAAGTATCAGACTATGTAGCAAATTTAAAAACGGTATTTGAAGTAATCACAAACATACTTGATCTTAGTGGATTTACAGATTACGACTATGACTCTTTGTTTGCAATATGTAATGATAAGAACTACCCTATGGATCTATCCTATTACTATTGTAACTCACAGGATACAACAATTCTAGATGCTCTTAATGATATTTTTATGGCTTACCAAATAGGTGCCTATATTGATGAGTATGGGATTATGAAGTTCTTAAGTCTAAAAAACCTTCTTTCAAACCAAACATCTTCAATATCTATTTCAGATTATAATATTGTTAATGGTGGATACTCTTCTTCAGTATCGGCTAAACCAGGTAAAATTTCTTTACGATACCAAACTCCACAGATTAAACAGTCTCCTTCATTACAAAATGTTTCAAATGCAGCTATCAAAAATTCTCCATCGTTTGTAATTACAACTTCTAATGATGTTGTTTGGTCGCAACAGACAGTTGATTCTGTTGGATTCAATTATCTAAAAGAAGACATGGGTGAGTTTGCTAATAAGTATAAATTAAATGTTAATGATTTACTAGATATTTTTTATACATTTAATATAAGTGCTAGTGGGTATGCATTTATTGAAAATGAAATGGTTTCTTTTGAGTATAAAGAATTTACCCTATCAAATTCAAATGGAACAGAAACTGTAAGAGTAAAAAATAACTTAGAGCTAAATGCAGCTATTAGCAAGTTTATTAAAAAATATGATGCAAGCCTAAAGGTTTCTTTTGCAACCATTACAAACGCTGTAGGAAATGGTACAAATGTAACATATACTGCTAATAATACTTTTAAGGTTGGCGATAAGGTTATGGTTACAGCTATAAGTCCACAAAAATATGCTCTAGCTGGTGTAATTAATGCTAGAACTAGCACAACATTTAGAATAGCAAGTGCTGTAACTGGAGCCTATGTTTCTGGTGGACAAGCAACAATCTTTGCAGATAACGATGTAACCGTAACTCCTACAGGAAATATTACTGCGGTACAAAGAGGATTATTTGGAACATCTACACAGCCCCATACTAGAATTACAGACTTAGCAAGTAAATCACTATCGCAAGGATTAATTAGTTCTACCTTTGTAGCATCGACAACAACTGGCAAAGCCACTGTTATAAATAGTAATGATCCAACAGCAACCCCTGCTGGAAATAGCTCATTGCCAGATGTAAAAAAGATACGTCTTACCCAGTCTGGA